GTAAAAAGACGATCACCCGCAAGGATGATCCTAATAAAGTGGAAGTCTATAAGAAGGGCGGTCCGATTGGGCTGTATGCCAATATCCACGCCAAGCAAGAGCGCATTAAAAACGGTTCTGGTGAGCACATGCGTAAACCCGGTTCTAAAGGCGCACCAACCGCAGAAGCGTTTAAAAAGTCAGCCAAAACTGCTAAAAAATGACTACCTCCGGCACTACATCGTTCGATTTAAACTTCACGGAGTTAGCCGAGGAAGCATTCGAACGCGCCGGTAGGGAAATGCGTTCTGGGTACGATTTGCGTACCGCACGGCGCTCGATGAATTTGATGACCATCGAGTGGCAAAACCGTGGCATCAACATGTGGACTATTGAGCAGGGGACGATTACGTTTACCCCGGGGCTTAATACTTATGCGCTTCCAGTTGATACTATTGACTTGCTAGAGCATGTAATTCGCACACAAGCTAACAGCACAGCCAACCAAGCTGACTTAAACATTACACGGATTAGCGTGCCTACTTACGCTACGATTCCCAATAAGTTAGCTCAAGCGCGTCCCATTCAGGTAATGGTGCAACGTATGTCGGGCGAGATTCAGCCCACTACAACCACAGTTGCAAGCGCAGTAGCAGCAACAGACACCACAATTACTTTGACATCCACGGCAGGTTTGGCCGCTGCTGGGTTCCTCAATATTGACAGCGAGACTATCTATTACAACTACATTAGTGGAAACCAGCTTGGTAACTGCTTCCGTGGTCAGAATGGTACTACTGCCGCTTCTCATGCAGTGGCTGCAAACGTCTACATCAACTGGTTACCTGCAATTACAGTATGGCCCACGCCTGACAACTCACAGACATACACGTTTGTGTATTGGCGCTTGCGTCGCATCCAAGACGCTGGTAGTGGTGTTAACACACAAGATATGAACTTTAGGTTCTTGCCAGCGGTTACGGCAGGGCTTGCGTACTACATTGCTATGAAAGACCCAGATCTTTCAGGTCGTATCCAAATGCTTAAACAAGCGTACGATGAACAATTTGATATTGCCGCTGGTGAAGATCGAGAGAAGGCTGCGATACGGTTTGTGCCACGTCGTTTGTACATTGGGAATAACTGATGGGCAATAGATTTGCATCCGGTAAAAACTCGATTGCCGAGTGTGATCGGTGCGGGCAGCAATATAAGCTTAAGCAGCTTAAAATGGAGGTCATCAAGACCAAGCTGTACCAGATCAAGGTTTGCCCAGAATGCTGGGATCCTGACCACCCGCAATTGCAATTGGGTATGTACCCAGTCGATGATCCACAAGCGGTACGTCAGCCAAGACCTGATACGACATACGTAACTTCGGGTATAAGCGCTAGTGGGTTTCCTGCCGGTGGGTCACGAGATATTCAGTGGGGCTGGAATCCAATTGGGGGTTCTAGATTGTTTGATGCAAAATTAACGCCCAATTACTTGGCAACAGCGACGAGTGTTGGTACGATTACGATTACGACTACTTAGGAGTAGAACATGGCTAAAAAGATGATGGGTGAATCCAAAGCTGAATCTCGTAAAGAGATGGCTGAAGATAAAAAACAGGACGTTGCTTTGATTAAAAAGGCGTTCAAAGAACACGACAAGCAAGAGCACAAGGGCGGCAAGGGCACAAAAATCACTTTGAAAAAAGGTGGTGTGACTGGTCAAGCCATGAAAGCTGTTGGTCGTAATCTGGCACGTGCGCATAATCAGCGCGGTGGGAGCAAATAATGGCTAAGTTTTCTATGAAAAAGGGCGGCAAAGAAGTTGACCCTGCATCCACTTATGCCAAGCCCCACACAATGAGCGGCAAGTCTATTGACGGCACAGAAGTCATGAAAGACGGCGAGTACGCATATACCAAAGCCGCTAAAGATGTAGCCCTCAAAGATCCAGTGGCTAATGGTGTTAGCTACGGCACTGATCGCCCTAAACGTGATGGCATCAAGATTCGCGGTGTTGGCGCAGCTACTAAAGGTCTGTACGCCCGAGGCCCGATGGCATAACCAATCCAAGGTGACGTAAATTAACTACTATCAATTGGTCACTGCCGTTCAAGACTATACCGAGAACACGTTTTCTACGGTAGACATCAATACGTTCATTGAGCAAGCTGAACAGCGAATTTACAACGACATCCAGTTTCCGTCGCTTCGCAAAAATGTTACTGGCACTGTTAATTCTGCAAACCCATATCTGTCTGCCCCGGCTGACTATTTATCCACTTATTCTTTAGCGGTCTATTCGTCTGCGTCTACCACCGCAACTGGAACTGCAGGGCTAAATACTATTACTGTGGCTAGTGCTTCTGGTATTGCAATCGGCCAAAATGTAACTGGTTCAGGTATTGGTGCAGGCGCTATTGTGGTCAGCATTTCAGGCACAACTGTTACGTTGTCTGTTGTTAATAAGGCCAACTTAAGCTCAACATCTGTATCTTTTCAAGGCCCATACCAGTATCTTCTAAACAAAGACGTTAACTTTATTCGTGAGGCGTATCCTTGGCCCGGTGTAACGGGGTCTCCCGTACACTATGCAATCTTTGGGCCTACAACCACAAGCGGCAATGTTACTAACGAGTTGTCGTTCTTGCTTGGGCCAACACCAGATACCACATACGGCGCTGAGTTACATTATTACTATTATCCCCCGTCGATCATTCCCGGAATTATTACTAGCCTGAATAGCACATTTACTGGGGGTTCGGGCTATGCTAACGGTACGTATTACAACCAATCCTTGACTGGCGGTACGGGTTCTGGCGCAAGCGCTACGATTGTGGTATCGGGGGGCGCTGTTACTTCTGTTACATTGGAAACTGGGGGTACGGGATATGTGGCTGGTGATTCTCTATCTACTAGCCTTAGCACTGGCAGTGGGTTTGCCATTACTGTTTCCGGAATAAATCAAAACACAGGTACGACTTGGTTGGCTGATAACTATGATGCCGCTATCTTGTATGGTACTTTGGTTGAAGCCATCACATTTATGAAGGGCGAACAGGACTTGGTTGCTCTGTATGACGGCAAGTACAAGGAAGCCTTGGGTCAAGCCAAACGTCTGGGCGATGGTTTGGAGCGGCAAGATGCCTACCGGTCTGGGCAATACCGTCAAAAGGTCACCTAATAAATGTCAATCCTTCAAGGTCAGACGACGAGCTTCAAAGTTGGGCTGTACAATGGGCAGTTCAATCTTGCCTCAGACACCATCAAAATGGCGCTGTACAACGGCAACGCCAACTTGAACCCCAGCACTACTGCGTACTCAAGCACCAACGAGATTACTGGTACGGGCTACACCGCTGGCGGTCAGGTCATGACGGGCGTTACGATCAGCTATGATGCAACAAACAGCGTGGCCTACTTTAACTTTAATAACGTGGTTTGGAATCCTGCGGCCTTTACTGCACGGTGTGCTTTGATTTATGATGCTACAGCTTCCAATGCCTCGATTGCTGTGATTGACTTTGGTTCAGACAAAACTTGTGTCAATACGTTCACGGTAACGATGCCCGCCAATACTTATTCAACTGCACTTATTAGGAGCGCGTAATGCTAATTACGACCACTAAAGGGATCATGGATGATTCCAAACTTGAGAAAAAAGAAGGTTCGTTGGATAATGACAACGAGATCACCACGTGGGTTGAGTACTGGTTAGAAGGCGAACTTGTGCATCGTTCTGTGCATGTTCACTTAAAGAAAAATGTGGTTGCTGAAGGCATCCAAGCAATGTTAGCTTAAAGGAAATATCATGAGTAACACACAAGCAATGTGCACCTCTTTCAAGGGCCAGCTTCTTACTGCAACCCACAACTTTGGTACTGCTCCTACTCGCGGCACAACTGCGGCAGACACGTTCAAAGCGGCTTTGTATTTGGCATCGGCTACGCTGAACGCATCGACCACGGCATATTCTGCTACTGGCGAAGTGTCTGGTACTGGCTACACGGCTGGTGGTATTACGGTGACTAACGGTACGGCCCCCACGACCAGCGGTACAACTGCATATTGGACGCCTTCTGCATCATTGGTCTATACCACGGTGACGTTGACTACTGCGTTTGATACTGTGTTGATTTACAATTCCACGCAAAGCAATGCGGCTGTTGGTGTGTTTACCTTTGGCTCACAAACTGTGACTGCTGGTACTTTCACTCTGACCATGCCTTCTAATGCTGCTGGTACTGCGCTGCTGAACTTGGCTTAATTTTCTAAGGGGGTAAACCATGTTTGGTTTTACCGCATTTGCGGCGGCCCCTTTTGCGTCAAGCCAATCAAATTTCGCCACTGCATTAAGTGGCGTTACATCGACTACATCGGTCAACTCTGTTTCTCCGAATGTTTCGATAGCGTTATCTGGTGTAAGCTCAACTACATCCGTAGGTTCTGTTACTCCGTCATCGAGTAGCACGGCTGCACTTTCAGGAGTTAGTTCTACAACCTCTGTAGGATCACTCACCCCTTCATCAAGTAGCACTGTTGCGCTGTCTGGCGTTAGTTGTACGACTTCTGTTGGGTCGCTCACGCCGTCTTCTAGTAGTACGGTTTCGCTTACGGGCGTTAGCTCTACAACTTCAGTTAATTCGCCAACGGCTGGTTTAGTTATCCAGCTTTCTGCTGTTACATCGACTACATCGACAGGCACAGTAACACCCAACCTAAGTCACGCTATCTCTGGCGTAACAAGTACCACCTCAACGGGTACTCTTACTGAAGGTCAGTCAGAACCTATTTCTGGCGTAACGGCTACTGGATCTGTAGGATCGTTAACACCCAGTGTATCTATCGCTGTAAGTGGCGTTACGTCAACGACTTCAGTTGGTAATGTTCTGGACCTTGATACTGGCAGCATTTCTGGGGTTACAAGCACAACATCGACTGGATCGGTCACACCCAGCAAAACAAACGCCTTAACAGGGGTCAGTTCTACTACTTCTGTAGGAACGGTGGTTAGCAACATCACCATCGGGCTATCTGGGGTCACAAGCACAGCATCTGTAAATTCAGTTACAGCTGGTCGGTCATCTGCTCTGAGTTCGGTCACTTCAACGGCGCAGACAGGGACCATCTTTGCTTTTACTTTGATTGGAATATCTGGGGTTACAAGTACCACGTCTACAGGGACGATGGTAGCCAGTGTTCCGGTTACGGTTGCTATTATGGGAGTAAGTGCTACTGCATCTGTAAACAGCTTGCAACCGGGCGTATCTACGTCCATAATTGGGCAGGTCATCACTGGGTCTGTAGGTACGCTTGGGATCGTTAATTGGGTTCTTATTGATGATTCAGAGAACGCAAATTGGACGACCATAAATGATGCAGAGGCGGCAAGTTGGGCAGTTATTAACAATGCCCAAACAGCTTCATGGACAGCGACCAGCGATTCATCTACACCGGGTTGGTCTACAATTGATGACTCAGAAACAGCTAACTGGGAACTCGTGGAAACACAATAAGGATTTATCGTGGCATTAGTTTTAGCAGATCGAGTTCAGCAGACAGGTACGGCCAATACCACGGTCAGCTTTACGCTTTCAGGATCTGTAACTGGCTATCAATCGTTTTCGGTTATTGGTAACACCAATACGACTTATTATTCTGCAACAGACTCTTCTGGAAATTGGGAAGTTGGTCTTGGTACTTACTCCACAACTGGCCCAACGCTAACCCGCACCACAATTTTTTCGTCTAGCAACTCTGGCAGTGCAGTGACGTTTAGCGGCACGGTCAATGTGTTTGTTACTTTCCCAAGTGAAATTGTCTCTACGGCCCCAGTAACCGTCACAACCAGTACATACACCGTTGGTACAACTGATGTATGGATCATTAACAACTATGCTGGTACTATGACGGTGACGCTGCCAACTGCTGCTAGTTATTCAGGGCGTGTTTTGAATTTCCAAAACTACCAAGCCTATACGGTGGTGTCGGCATCTAGTAACGTAGTTCCAATAGGCGGCGGCAGCGCCAGCACTGCCATATTAAATGCAATTGTTGGAGATCAATGCACTTTGGTGTCTAATGGAACCAACTGGGTTTTAACTCAATACATACCTAACAACATCTTGTTGCAGGGCTAATCTATGACCACTTACTCACAAGACCTACGACTCTCACTTATTGCTGACGGCACTCAAGTCGGCACATGGGGAGACACCACCAACGCTAACTTAGGCACTCTCATTGAGCAAGCGATTGCTGGTGTGTCAGGCGGTCCTAGCACTACTGGTACGTATCCATCTATTACGATGCCATCGGATGCTAACTATGCTCTGACGGCCAATAATGGGGCGGTTGACCAAGCTCGTAATGCGGTCATTGTGATTAACAGCACTCCAACGCTTTCACAAACACGTTACATCATTGCGCCAGCCGGGGCCAGTAAAGTCTACATCGTTAAAAATAGTACATCAGGTAGCCAAGCAATTGCTATGTCCTACGGGACAACCAGTTCTCCTACGGG